CCCTGCCGCCTGATCGACGTCGAAGGACTGATAGGTGTCCTCGATGATCTCCCAGGTGTCGGCGAGGATGTCCGACATCAGGCCGTTGATCTGGCCGAGCGGGCTCTGCGCCGTCTGCGTCACGCCAGGCCCGAAGGCTGCGATCATCGCCGCTTCGAGATCGGCAAGCTGCTCCGGCAACCGCTTCCGCTCGAAGCCGGTCGGGACGACACCATAGGCCATGGGAACCCCTAGAATTGGATGTCGAGCACGTCGTCGAAGACGGTGGCGATCTGCACGCGATCCATGCGCATGCCGCGCGAGGCGCGGTCGTAGACCGCGCTGAACTCGAGGATTTCGGAGACGCCGGGCGTGGCCGCGATCTCGGCCTTGATAATGCTCTCGGCCATCGGCATCTCGCCGGGCGGGCGCCCGAGGATGTAGCGGGTCCACTCGACCCCGGCCTCGGTGTTCAGGAACCACTCGCCAGCCCAGAACATCATGCGCTGGCGGATGTGCTCGCCGATGGCCTCGGCATCCGTGACCATGACGGGCGAGCCGGTTTCGTCCAGCTGCAGGTCGTTGTGCGGCAGGATCGAGAGGCCGATGTAATCTGCCATGATCAGGTGCCTTGGATACCGTCGAGGCGGGTGATCAGCGCTGTGGCGGCCGTCTGGGTGACGCCGTCGACGGGCGCGCCCTCGTTCAGGTGGTTTTTGATCAGGACAAGAGCCTCGCGGATGATGTTCATCAGGCTGTCGCCGTTAGGTCCCTTGATGTCGACCTGGCCGGACGGCTTGACCGTCACCGCGTCCTTGCCATCGCCGCCGACGAGCGCCGTGGTGCCATCGGCGCGGACCTGCATGCCCTTCTTGCCATCCGACTTGCCGTAATGGGCGCCGCCGGCTGGCATGTTGGTCGCGACCTTCGAGTCCTCACCACCCCCTGGGATGGCAATGGCGTCGGACAGATCGTGCATCCGGCCCGGCGCGCCGTCGGCGTCGCCGCCTTCGGTCTGCGCCTTATCGACGCTTCGCTGGCGGACGTGGACCGTGACGGGGTCGCCGGCCTTCATGTCGTAGTGGGACACGTACCCGCCACCGCCCGGCATGACGATCTTGATCTCTTCGAGCGCCGGTGCCTTCAGCGTCTTGTCGCCGAACTTGCGCTCAAGCCTGGGCTGGATCTTCGCGCGCTGGGTCGCCCGGTCATAGCTGACGATCGTGGCGTCGAGCGTGGTGTTCAGCTCGCGCCGCTCGGCCTCGATCGCTGCGGCCAGTGCTTCATGGCCATTCTTCCGGGTGGATGTGCCCTGGTAGCCGGCCATTACTTCACCACCTTGCCGCCTTCGACGCGGTTGCCTTCGGCCTCGACATAGAACTCGACGTCACGGCTATCGCCGCTGAACGTGCAGTCAGACACGCGGAAGGTGCCGCCACCCTCGTCCGACTTGCGCTTGTCCTTGCCGCTGCCCTCGTCGAGGAAGTCGGATCGAACGTCGATGAGGTGCCCCGGCACGACCTTGGGATTGAGCAGCGCCTTCACCTTGACGCCCTTGTCGGTGATCTCGGGGATGCCGATCATGCCGCTCTCTTTCGAGATGACGGTCGACTGGCTCAGGTGCTGGTCGTTCTTTACGGCCTCGATCTGGCCGTTCTGGCTCGACCAGTAAAAGCCATGCTCGCGGCCGAGCTTATCCATCTCGCGTGCGGCCCAGCCGTAGACGCTGACCGGGCGCTTGTAGACTGGCAGGTTGTCGAGGCCCTTCATCTCGCCCTTGGACGCTCCAGGCATCTCGCCAACGAGATAATCGACGATCTCCTTGGGCTTCGTCCCCTTCGGAAAGGTCTTCGAGACGGCGCCCTTGTTCACACCCTCGTCGCCGTCGCCGCACTCGATCGCGGATTCGACGTCGGCCGTTTCCTTGGTGTGGGTGACGTCGCGGATGTCGCCCTTGAAGATGGTCGAGACCTCGCCGCCCTCGTAGCCGGCCTCCAGCTCGATCTTGTCGAACTCCTCGCCCAGCTGCTTGCGGTGGCTCTTGGTCAGGTTCCAGATCGAGATCGATGCGGTGTTCTGCTTTGAGCCGATCGACTTCGAGACGCTGAACTTGATGCGCAGCTTCTCGATCGTGAGCGAGCCGCCCTTCCCTGATATCTTGACGCGGACGACGCGCTTCCACTGCCGGGTCACGCGGCGACCTCAAGCGGATCGTAGTGGAAGAGCCGAACCCTGCCAGATGGCAGCTGCATGCGGCCCGGAATGGCAGGCTCCTCGCCCCAGGGCGTGGCCACGATGCTGCCGATGCCGAGATCGAAGGGCCGGATCAGACCCACGCCGCAGACGATGCGCCGGCCCGACAAGACCCGCACGCCCTCGATATCGAGGTGAAAGGTCCAGCGATCGGCCCAGGTGGAATAGTTCACCACGAAGTCGCAGCGCCGGCCCGACAGCGTCGTCGTGAACGACTGCGATGGCGCGTCGATGATGGGAAGCTCGCGAAATACGCCCATGGCTCAATCCGCCGCGATGGCGCCGCTGAGGATGGAATTGGAGCTCGATGGGATGTCGTTCGCGGGACGTGCCGCGACCTGCCCGCGCGAGGTTGTCGACTTCGCGCTGTCGCTGTTCGTCGTGCCCGAATTCCCAGAACCGTCGCCGCTCTGCGTATTGACGATGATGACTTCCTGGAGTTCGGCTGTGAACTTGAGAACGCGAGCGTGCTCCTTGTCCCGCGTCGCCACGATCTCCTTGATCAGCATGTTGCTGTAGACCTTCAGGCCGGTGATCAGGCTGAAGGGTTCGGCGCGCTCCTGAACGGCCAGGAGCTGCTGATAGGAGGAAACAGCGCGCGAGGCATCGACGACCGATTCCAGCACCACCTTGTAAGGCATGCGCCAGGCGTGATCGCTGATCTTCGCCCCGCTCTCGACGGGGTGCTCTGCGATCTCCATCGAGGCGGTGTGCTCTTCCGAGATCACCACGTCGACGAAGACGCCACCGATCGAGCGGCTGACGAGGATGCAGCTCATGGCGCGGTCAAGGCTCCGGTCGACGTGTTGCTGCCCTTGGTGGAAATCGCGCCCAGAACCGAGTTCTTGACCGCTGCCGCCACCGCATCGAGCCCGGTCGCATTGACCGTTACGTTCGTGGAGACTGTCCGATGGTCGTTGCCGATATCCGAATAGGTCCGGTTATCGTTCTCGGTCTTGTTCTCGATCGCCTTCTGCATCTTGTTCGCATTGGTCTCCGGAGAGACCTGCGACAGGATGCTCGGGATGCTGTCGATGATCGACTTGAACTGCTGAAGGATGCCGGTTGCTTCGCCTGTCGGCTCAGGCTTTGGCTTCTTCTTCAGCGCGTCGAGCCGCTCGGGCAGATCCGCTTGGGTATCGCGGATGCGCCGCGTCGGCGTATCGCGCGGCGCCGGCGAGGTGTCCTTGTCGCGGCTCGGAAGGCTGGTGCTGTCGGTCGACGGCTTGCTCTTGTCGAGCGCCTTGCGAAGGGCTTCGAGCTTGGCCGGCACATCGCTCTGGGTCTCGCGGACGACGGTGGTCGGTGTGCGCTCCGGGGCCGCTGAAGTGTCCTTGTCCCGTGCCGGGAGCGACACAGGGGCGGGCAGCGTATCCTTGTCGCGCGCAGGGAGAGCCTGGGCGTCGGATTTGATTGGCTTCGCCTTGCCGGGGACAATCCGCTTGTCATCTTTCGGGCGTTCAGGGGGGAGTGGCGCGGTGGTTGGGACGCCGTTGCGTTCAAATTCTGCTTGCCGCGCCTTGTAGTCGGCCTCGTCCTGCGTGCGCCGGCGGCGCTGAGCAGCCGTTTCTTCCGGCTTCTCGCTGAGACCGCGAGCGCGATTGTTCTCGCGCGCTGAGTCGCTTTCCCGATCGAGCCTTTCGCGGCGACGCCCGGCAGATTCCTTGATAATGCCAGCGTTTTCCGCGAACTCGACCAGCTTATCGAGGAACGAATTCAGGGCCGGCAGCACGTAGGTCGCGATGGTCGTGCCAAACTCCAAGAGCCTGTCACTGATCCCCTTCATCAGGGCATCAAACTTGAGCCCGGCCGCCAGGGCCTGCTCGGCTACCTCGCTCTGCTTCTTCTCCGACTTGTCGGACGTCGTCGGGAAAAGCTTCGCGGCCTTTTCTATGATACCGGGAAGGTCCTTGAGCGCAATGCTGTCGAGGAGGACCTTCAGCTTCCCACTGATGCCGGCGTCCTCGGCGAACTGCTCGTTCTTCTTGTCCTGCTCCAGCGCCTTTTTGCGGAGCGCAGCCGCCTTCTTAGGCGTTTTGTTGCCGAGCTTGTCGGCCTCAGCGCGCAGCTTACCCGCCTGTTCGGTGGCGCGCTTGTAGGCCTGGAACACGTCGAGAGCGAGAGCGGCGCTGTCGCGGGTCTTGCCGGTCTTCGGGTCGACGTCGAACGCCTTATCGATCCCGAAACCCTTGAACTTCTTTTTCGCCTCGTCCGCGTCGTCACCGCCCTTGCGGACGGCCTTCGCGACGTCCTCCATGGCGCCGACGACCTTCTTGGCCTCGTCTTCGAAGCCATCGCCGAACCCGGCGACTCGCAGGATATTGCCGACCGTCTCCAGGTTCTGAGCGCTGGTGCCGATCTCCTTAGCTGCTAGCGAGAACTCGCGCCTGGCGAGCGCGGCCTTGGCCGCCGCGCGGGTGAAGGCCAGCGCCACCACCGCAATCCCAGCGGCCAGGCCGGCGAACACGCCGACAGCCCGCAGCGCGATCGTCAGGATCAGGCGGAGACTGGAGACCGCGACCGCGGCGGCCCGCTTGAGCCCGCCCAGCGCCGTCGAGAGGAGCAGCACGCCCCTGCTGGATTTCTTGGAGGTCTCGCCGAGGCGACCGACGCCGACGGCGGCGACCGTGGCCGATGCGCCTGCTGCCTTCAGTGGGTTAGACGATGCGACGATCGTCTTCTTCGCGGCATCGAACTGCTTGACGGCAGCCTTGAGCTTCGGGAGGCCGTCGACGTCGAACCCAAGTTTGGCAACGAGTTCTTCGATGACGGCCATGGTTACCCGCTATTTTGGTGTGAACTCGGCGGCCTTGATGGTGAAACCGCCGCGATGCTCCTCTCGGAGCGTGACTTTAAATGTCAGCGACCCTTGGCATTCCGCCTTTGGGGCAGAGGTTGAGACGCGACTGCAATGTCGTTCCAGGTGGTAGATCGTTCGCGGCGTCATGCCGGCATCATCAAGCTTGGCGCCGCCCGATGCGTCGCGAACAAGGCCACCGTGGTATTGGCTGAACCCGAAGATCGTGACGTTCTGGACCGTCACTGTCTCGCCAGCCAATGCGGGGCGCTGTGCTTCGAGCTGCGCAAGAGATACGATCTTCGTGGTCTGGGCTAAAAGCTGCGACGCAGCCACCACTCCAACTGAAACCAGAATCGCTCGCATAGAAGCCTCCCTTTTGCCCGGAGGATGTCGGCGAACGTGGTCGGCGTCGAGGGGATTGGTGAAGGCGCTATCCCGGATGGGAGATCAATTTTGTGGAGCGCGCTCGTAGATTTTAACGCTGCTGACTTGATTGGCGACTACACCAATATCGCCATACTTTAGTGAACACTCGGGCGGAAGACTTTCATCCATAAATTTTAGATACTCGGCTACAATCTCAGCGTCACTTGATGGAGAAAGTATTTTTGCTAGCTCAGATGCGACAGAAGTTAGAGATATAATTCCAAGGGTAATATCCGCATCGACATCAGAACTGTATACAATCCCGTGGTTCCATAAAAAAAGTATACTATAGGTCTTTGCCTTCATCGCCTCTTTTACAGATAGCCCCAATGCCGCGTGAACAAGCCCAGCGGCTTCGAGATTATTGACATAATTCAAATATTTACCGCTCGTAAATTTCTCCAGACGCAAAATATAATCGTTACTTATCGCGTACCGGATAAGATATTCGAACTCAAGTGCGGTATTTTTGTCCAGCATCGAAACGGCATGCAACGTGCGACGCGAGAACGACCCGGCTGCTCTAATTTCTCCAGCTAAAACGCGCCCCCACAAATGACGGAGTTCATCTGAGGAGGCCTGTTCAGCGTACGACCCGAATAGATTGAGCCAATCCTCCGATGGAGCTTCAACGTTCTCATTGGGCATATCTGCCCGCAGATTTTCAATCGCGATAGCAGCGACGCTCTCTCGATTCACCTGAGACCCGACTAGTTTTTGCGCCCAGGAGTCCATCGCGCGTTCGACGATTTCAGGCTCGGAATCTAGTTGCCCGATCGCCTTTTCGACGAGAGCCTTTTTGATCACGGCTCTCGCATCGGTTTCGTCCTCGATGCCTCTGCGAATTTGGTCGCCCTTTGCACCAATTATCTTAATCCAGGCTGCACCTGCATCTCCTGTCGCGCCCACAACATGAGCGATCGCCTTAACTGCCCCGGGTATCTTGCCGTTATTGACCCATTCGTCGAGCCATTTGCCAATCTGAGAAACAGTCGATGTTGGGAGGTCGTTCATGTGCATGCCCCTGCTGGGACGAATGCATCACAGCAGGAGCCATCGTGCAAATGCGACGAAAGCAGCAAAAATCGCGAATGTTGCCGATAAGGGCACCAATGCCGCCATCGCGATAACGCTCACCATAAGAGCGGCATTTGCCCATTTGGGAAGATCTTGCGGCCTTTCTGTCACGTCACCTCCGCACCCGCTCCGCATCCTCCATAGCCTTCGCGGCCATGTGCTCTTCGACGTCAAGCAGCTCATTCATGTCGAAGAGGTCATCGATATTGTAGATCGTCCGCAACTCATGGCGCGAGGCCAGGGGCGGGTCTGAGCGCGTCGGGCGCCAGATGAAGAGGTCGTCGGCGAGGTTGGGGGCTATGGCGCGGATTTGAGATGGCGAGAGGCTTACGCCGCCGGCCTTGCCCTCAGGAGGGCCGATCCCGCGCCGTCGGCGAAAAAACCGCCGAATTCCGTCTGCAGCGCGAACATGGCGACAGAAAGAAGTTCCGGAAGCTCCATTACGCCAGGCACGGCCAAATCGCCATCGACCCGGCACTCGGCGACCATGTCCATGATCAGGGTGTAGACGGCGTCGTTGTCCATCTCCCCGATGAAAGATGCGATAGCGGCCATGGCGAGGAGATCGCTCTGGCCCGGGTCCTCGGCGGCAATGGCTTCAAGCAGACCCTTGGCCGGGCCCAGCACTTTCAGGACCCGCAGGAGCATCTTCAGCCCCTTGTCGGCCGGCATGCGATCATATCGCACCGTCCGGCCGTTGATCTTCTTCTCAGCCATTTGACTCTCGGGGATCGGGGACAGGAGGATGTCGCCTCAATGGGAGGCGGCAATGGTTACGGACGAACAGTTCGATCTGATGGTCGAGGCGTTGCGTGCTCAGAAAGAGCTGCTGGAAAAGCTGATCGTCGAAGTTCAGAAGCTGCAGGGGCGCGATCACGCGACCGTAGTTTTCACGACGATGCTTTGCAGAGTTCTCAGCGGACGCGGCGTGATTTCGGGCGATGATCTAGCTGTTTTTGTCGAGCGGCTGATCGCTGAAGCAGGGACTGCAGGCAATGCCGGCATCGACAGGTACGCGCGAGAACATCTGAAAACGATCTTGGGCATGCTCCGGCAGGATCGAAACATTGATAGGTCCCGTCCGCAATAGGCCACACGTCAGCAGCGATCTGCTTGATGTCAGCGTCTGTGAGCGTCATCGGGCCAACTTCTCCGCCACCTTAGCTTTGATTTCCGCGATGACCTGGGCCGCCGAGACGCGGGCGCCGGCGATGTCACCGGAGGCCGCCGCGTTGACCGCCTTGCCTGCGGCCTGACGCGCGGCCGCGCATCTTGAGCAAGCCATGGCCCTACCGGGATAGAGAGTGCGATTATCCCGTTGCGCGCGCGGCGCCGGTGATGTCTGCTGCCGGGATGAGCAACAGCACCGATGAGCGCTTGGAGCGCCTGCAGCTTGAGGTTTCCCAGCTGCGCGAGATGGCGATGATGCAGACCGCCATCATGCAGATCATGGCCCTGAAGATGGGCATCGCCCCGGCCGATATGCAGGCGATGAGCCCGGTACCGATCCCGACGCCTCTCGACATCGTGGATCAGCTGAGGCCGAAGGCTTAGGCCACCGGTGCGTAGGTGGTGTCGTTCTCCTGCCAACAGTTGCAGAAGAGCACCCATTCCCGCTCGGTCGCGGCGGCGCCGAAGCTCTTGCTCGGCTCCTGAATGATGACGGCGGCGGAGCAACCTCCGCCCTCGCCCGTCGTCGTATCGACCAAGCCAACCGCGATGAGCTTCAGAGAGCCCATGCGAACCGCCTTGGACCGCTGCTGCAAATACTGGTTCATGGGGCTGTTCGGCATCAGCTTGATCGTCAGGCGGGCGCTTTCGTCCGCCGTAACCGAGACGACTGACGAGCCGTCCGCGCCAGTCAATGGCGTGCCGAGCTCGGTGTCTCGCTCGACCACGACAGCGTCGTCCCCCTCCCAGAGGCCGGTAACTCGGCGGCCATCGAGTGTCAGGACGATGTTCTTGAAGGAATGGATGGTGAGCTGAGCGCATTCAACGGTCATAGATCAGGCTCCTGGATAGGGATCGGGTTGCCCGGTCAGAACCGGAACGTGATCGCCGCGCTGGCGTAGTGGAAGGCGCCCGCGTATCGGAAGTCGACGCGCAGTCCGGGGGCGACGCGGTTGCGGCGCTGGCTCACCGGGATGTTGTCGACCCGATCGGCCGTGATCGTGAACTCCGGCAGGATATCGCCCTCGTCACCGAAGTCCGCGGCGACGATGCCCGCTGCCACGGCGCGGTTCATGACAGTCCGCAGGGCGTTGATCAGAACACCCACGCCGGCGTTGGTGTAGGGGATGCGCGGATTGGTCGTGAGGGCGGACAGCAGGCCTTCGCGGCTGCGAGCGACAATCCAATCCGAAGCATGGATCTCATCGATGAAGGCGCGCGAGCCAACGGTTCCCTCAACGACCATCGGCAGACCTCCGATGTCCACGTAGGTGTTCGCCGCGTGCCCCTGCGAAGGATCGACGCCGACGCCTGGCACGAAGCCGGTGATTGCCTGAACGGCGGCAGAGCCCTTGTTGAGCGGGGTGATCCCGGCCAGTTTCTTGAACTTGAGCGTGTATGCCTGACCGCTGTTGATGTCGCCGCGCTGGGCTGCCTGCAGGTTGCCCTGATCGAGGTCTCGGGTCGCGCAATAGGCAAGAGCGGCAAGCGCCGGATAGAGCCCGGCATCGGTGTGGTAGAACACGAAGGAGCGGTCGTAGCCCTTGCTCTCGATGTATTCCGCGATCGAGCCGCCGTACTGGGGATTGGTTGCGGTGTGGACGCCGCTCTGCGAGCCAGAGGTGACGATCGCCGAGCCTCCAGGCGTCGCAGCCAGCTGCAGGGTGTTCGTGGCAACGGCCAGGGCATAGTAGGTGACGCCAGCGGTCAGGCCGGTCGGCAGCGTGCCGGTGGTCGTGAACACGACGGGATCGTTGTTCGCGAGCGTGTGACCGGTCCAGGTGACCACGCCGGGCGAGGCAATCGAGATCGTCACGGTCGCGGTCTTGTCGGCGACCGCAGCTGCCGTCTCCGTCGATACGTCGTTGCTGTCGAGGCCCATCAGCACCGAATGGCTTTCGGCCCAGTCGGCGGCCAGCTGCTGGTTCAGGGTGTCGCGGATCTCGGCTGTGAAGCCGATCCAGTAGAAGTCGGGGTCGGCGGCATAGATCGCATCGAGCTCGTCGGTGATCGGGTTCGCGACGGCGCGATAGCCGATCTTGATCTGCGCTGGGCGCGGGTTCTGCGCGAACATGGCAGCCGCAGCGACATAGGCCGCATCGGCGCTGTCAAAATCCTCGGCAACCTCCAAGATCGAGCCATAGACCTTCGTCCGGTTCGCCGAATCCAGCACGCCGTTGATCATCTCGGTCTGCACGATCAGCGCAACCGAGAACCCGGTCGCAGTCGCGAACCGATCCTGCCGCGTTAGCGAGACGTCGACGACGCGGGAATAGGGAAGACGGGCCATGCGACGGCTCCTTTAGGGCTTGGTGAAGGTGAAACCGGCAGTGACGGTCGAGCCGCCCGCGCCTTCGGTGATGATCTCGCCGGTCTCGATCACGTCGACGAGGAGAGGTTCGGTTGCGACCGCGCCAAGAGCGACCTCGAACATCGCCCTGCCTTCCCAGCGCTGCTGGATCAGCTCGGGCGCGCGCTTGATGTCGCGGACGTCGCGGACGACGAGCGGAGCCATCCAGACGCTGGCCTCGGCGGAGCGAAGCCCAGAGGCGAAAAGTCGGCACCAGTCGATCGGGCGCGGCGAATAGACGTTGACCCGGAAGAGCCATTCGACGCCGCGTGACTTGCACATGAGGACGCGGTCCTCGGCGTCCTCGCCCGTGCCGATCGTGATGTCGCTGTAGACCTCGTCGTCGAGCTCGCCGAGATCCCGGTCAGCGATGAAGTCGATCATGCAGTACGGGCCGTCCGGCCGGGGCGCGCCCTGGGCATCCCGAATGACGTCGGTGAGATGCTCCCTCTCGGGATCGATCAGGATGGCGTCGGCAGCCAGCTTGACGAGATAGGCCCGCAGGGCGTCAAACGCGCCGTCCTCGTCCATCGCTGACCAGCCTCGCTATGGCCCGCGTGAAGCCGGCCTCGGTACGCTCGACGACGCGGACCACCTTGTAGGTCTGGCCCTGCTCGCCCGTGATTTCGTCTGCCTGGCGCCCGCTATCCTCATCGGCGGTGACGAGGTCGGCCCGCGTCCAGATCGTGACGTAAGCCTCGGTGCGCTCACCATCGGGCAGCTGTCGAATGTCGGATTCGCTGGGCGCTCGGATGGCCGCTCTGATCTGGTCGGAGATGGGTGCTCCTCCGGCCTGCCATTTGCCGCCGACATAAGAGCCAACCGCGGCGCGGATGCGCGTCGCGGGCCGCGCCATTGCATCGACGGCCAAGCCGGCCAGTCCACCGAGGAATGTCATTTGGAAAAGCCCACGCCGCTGCTGCCGCTGCCGTAGTCGTACGCCCAGGTCATCGAGTCCCAGAGCCGACCTTGGTCGATCAGTTGCTTCGACGAGCCCTTGATTTTGACGGTAAGCGGGACGTTTGGAGCGCCGACACCCGCGCTCATCGTCGCCTGGACGTAGCCCTTGCCCTTTTCGCCGATCAGTTCGAGAACGGCGGGCATCGGACGCCCATTGACGACGATTGACCGCGCCGCGGCTTTCAGGTCGCTGCGGATCGCGCCGCGATATCTGAACATCGCAGCGGTGATGAACGGACGAGGCGGGATAGGGCCGCCGAAACCTCCGACGCCATTGCGAACGAAGTTCGTCTGGCTGCCTGCGGTCCCGAAGTGGTTCCAAACACCAATCTGAAGCACGTCCGCAGGGCTCTTGCCGGCAGGTAAGCCGACCTTGACCTTGTGAGGTCCGGCCAGCGCCTTCTCGATCTTCTGAATATGGCCGCGCAGGTTGCCGCGACGACGGAGCGTCACCTTCGTCCTGATCGTGACCATCAGACGAGGGCGACGGCAGGATGATTGCGGCGCAGCAGGTCGAGGTAGCGCCGGCCGTAGGCGGTGGAGCCATAACCGAAGGCCGAACCGCCGGAGCCGGAGCCCGAGCTCGCAGAGCCTGCAAGCTTCACCGCGACATCGCCGACCTTCATCTCGGTCACCAGACCGGAATTGATCACGCTGGAGGCGTCTTCGAGGTCCACCGCAGCCGACAAGGCACCGTCGAGCGTCATGATGTGCGCTGCGAGATAGAGGATCGCCGGCTGATAGTCCGCCTCGATCCATGTATTGTCGACTGATGCCCCTGCCTCCGCAATCGCGAGCGTGATCGTGGCGTCAGCAACCGGCCCGAAGGTCGGGAACTTGGTCTTGAGCGTCGCCGCGGTCGGGAGGGCGTAGGGCATCAGTTCTTCTCGGCAGCCTTGGCCTCACGACGCGCGGCGACAGCCTTGCCGTCGGGTCCGGTGACCTTGAAGCCCTCCCCAGCCAGACGGACAGCTTCCTCTTCGGTCAGCGGGAGCACCTTGTCGCGGCCGGCGTCGATCGGCTCCGCGCGGCCGGCGAACGAAGCCAGCTGCGGGGCCTTCGCGGTGTTGATGACGGTGTAGAGCGGGGCCTTCGCCATACGGCTCAATCCTTCTGTTCTGCTTCGATCAAGCTGAGAGAGCTTCGTCGATCCGCTTCTGGATCTCAGCGGCGTCCCATCCGTGGAACGGCCGCTTGCCAACGAGTTCATGATATTCAGCGCGGAGCTTGACGATATCGCGCGTCTCCCCGTCTTCAGACCCTGAGGCGTCCTCTGCTTTCGCCGGGGCCGTCTCAATGATCTCCAATGCAAGGCTGGCCTGCATGATGAGGACCTGGTCCTCGGTGAACCGAGCCGGCTCGCTCTCGCCGAGAGCGGGTAACAGCAGCGGGCCATCCAACGACTCGATGTCGAACGGCGCGTTGACGAGATTCCGCACGACTAGGCGATGATCCATGTTCCCAACCTTCCATGATGGCGGGGCAGGAGCCGCCCCGCCGGGAGATTCCGCTTTCATCAGGCCGGCGGCTCAAGGATGCCGTCGAGATAGTAGACGGTCGTCGTGGTCAGGAACTCCAGGCCGCCGGTCCGGAAGATGCCGGGCACTGCCCAGTTCAACGGGCCGTCGCGATAGACCGGGAGGAACTGATGCGGCATTGGCAGATGCAGCTTGAGATAGTCCTCGTTGTTCTTGTAAGCGACGAGTCGTCCGCCGCCGACCACCGTCTCCGTCGAGGAGGTACGGAGGGTGTCGACCGCCCGAACCGTGAGCGGCCGGCCGGTTGCCAGTGTGTAGACGTTGGTCCGCAGCAGCCACGTCAGGATCGTGTCGGTCCCCAGCGTGTTGAACGGGGTCGAGGCGATGTAGTTGTAGGCCTCGATCGGCAGCAGGACCGTATCCGCGTATTCGATGGCGTTGGTAGCGGCGACGGTGCCGGTCAGCGCCTGATTGATATCCCGCAGGATCTGCTGCGGAGTCTTGGTCCCAATGCCGGTATTGGCGACCCAGTGCCGAGCCGAACCTGTGCCATCGTTCGCCGCAACCACCGGGGCGACTGCGCCGTTATTGATGAGGCCGGGAATGCCCTTCTCGCTGGAGCCTCGCACAACCAAGTCGAACATGAACTTGGTGTAGACGAGCCGGGCCGCGCGGGCGCGGCGATCGGGCAAAGCACTGCCGACCTGGATGGCTGTATTCACTTCCTCCAGATTGTACTGGTAGCCGATAGCCGCCAGGTGGAAGGTCATGCGCTGGTTGTCCTGATTGACGTCAGCCATCGGAATGTCTTTGGCGTAACCGGACTGCCAGTTCGCCTTGCCCGTGAGGTCGGACGTGTAGGTCATCACGCCGGGCGACCATGCTGGGCCGGACGTGTCGACGAACGCCAGGCGCGCGAAATCCCAATCGGGATAGCGTGCCTCGTAGACGCGCTGGTTGATTTTGTAGGCCTGCCCCTCGACGAAGGCGAGGGCCTGAGTATCGTTGATGACGTGCTGCATGGATCAGGTCCCCGAGACCGAGAGGGAAGGAACGGGGCGGCGATAGCGGATCACGCCGACTGCCCCACTGGAGCCATCCTCCTCGAACTGCGCGCCGGGGATGGTGACGACCGTCGCGGACTGAGCCGCCCCGGTCCATGTGCCGTTGGCCGTGTTGAAACGCGCCTGAGCGCCCTTCGTGACATTGGCGCCAAGCAGCACGCCGAGGACGCCGGACTCGCAGATGCCGACATTGTCGTACTGTGCATAGGCATCGCCGGCCCGCGGCAAGACTACGCTCGATTCGGTGATGCCGAGGATATTGCGCCCGTTCGTGGCATCGAGAACCACGCAAGTATGTGCGCCGGTCCCTGGCATGACCGGCACGCCGAACGCTAGGGTGCCGGCGCCTTCCTTGGTCCGCGTGAGTGTGTTCCACTCTTCCATGTTGGCGCGACGACCAACGGCGTAGACGGAGATGTTCTGTTTGAAGTTGAGCGCCATTGATCAGGCCTCCTTGCGCCAGGCGTTGAGATCGGTGACGCCCTTGTCCCAGGCATCGCTGGACTGCTGACGCGCATCGCCGACGTGCTTGATTCCGCCGTTGATGGCGTCGCGCACGGGGTCGGGCAGCTTTGCGTCCTCGACCAGGATGTCGAAGCGGGCATCGATGTAGGCGGCCGGCTTGTCCTTGACGGCCGCATCGCCGATCTTCGCCGCGACCACTCCATGCCGGATCTGGGCATCGGATTTGCCGTCCGTGGCGACGGCCGGAGCGATGGCCTTCGCCTTGGCAATGAGATCGCCGCGGGCCTGCACCAAGGCGTCGAGGGCAGCGCCCTCGACAATCTTCGCTTTCAGGCCGTCGATCTCAGCGTCCTTCTTGGCGAGGTCCGCATCCTTCGCTGCAAGGATGCCAGCATGGTCAGAAACCAGCTTGTCCTTCGCGATGGCGTGGTCGGTCACCAGCTTCTCGGATGCCGTCTTGGCGTCGGTGAGCCGACTTTGCAGCGTGGCGATGACGATGGCGCCCTGATCGGTCACCTCGACCGGGATGCCATCGACGGTGATCGTCTTGAGCGTCATGTGAGCGTCCTTCTGCTCGGTTGAGAAAGCCGACCAGGAATCCCCGATGCGGCACTGCGGTCCGGCGCGGCCGGCCGACACGATGGCGATGTGGTTGGCCACGATCGCGGTTTGCTTGGCCTGGTAGGCGGTGCCATCGGGCGCCACGCCGTCACCCCAGACGAGTTCGGTCGAGTAGCCGACGCTGAGCTCTCGCTTGCCGTTTTGAACCGCCTTGACAGCAGCAGCGTCAGTGATGCGAAGCCCGATCTTCAGGTGTTCGCCATCGCGCAGGACGTCGCCGCCGGTGGTCCCGGCAGCGTATTTCTTCCAATTGCCGGCGTTTACCGGCTCGGCCGGGTGGTCGACCGTGATGGGGATGTGCGCGAAGCTGTCGAGCGAGGCCTTCGCGAAAACCTCGGTCTCGTCGCGGAACACGTTGACGTTGGCGAGATCAGGCTTCCCAACCTCGGCGCCGCGATACTGCTGAACTCCGGCGCGGGCGGTGCGGGCGACGGCCTCGAGATAGCCGTCTGCATTCACCCGCGCATCGGCGAGCGTGACCGTGTCGGTGATGAGCATGGGGCCTCTGCTATTTCTGCTTGGGGTCTGGAGGCGGCGTGGTCGGGCGGAACGAGCCCCGGAGTTCCTCCGGCATCGCGGGATGCTGGATCAGGTCCATCACGACGCGGGCCTCCGCGCTGGAAATGCGGCCTTGCTTGTAGAGGTCGTCGAGCAACTCGAGCACGAGACCGATCGGTGACCCTGATCGAACGAGCGGAGACTTGTAGGACCGCTCTGCCCCTCGCTCTGGCATCTCAAAGTTGTACATGCTTCAGGCGACGATCAGACCATCGCGAATATCACGCTCGCGGCGCCATAGATCGCGATAGGGCATCGTGCGCTGGCGACTGAACGTCAGCTGGCATCGCATAAACTGGAAGCCGAACTGTCGGCCGCCGTTCGTCGAATAGGTCCAGGCGCCGAGCCATCGGCCCTCGTCAGGCGATCGCGGAAGGATGAAGGCGACGATCCAGGACCAGGTCAGGCCGTGCGGCGAGTGGAACGCTGCCAAATTGAACGTGTAGCGGTCGCTCGTCCGGGAAAGCAGACTGAACCCAGCGCGGCGAAGAAATCGATAGCCGATCGCGATGGCGAGCACAGTGATGAGACCGGTGGCGAACATGATCAGCGGCGGCAGCGCGAGCAGATGGGGCGCCACAGATATCGTCACGACAAGGGTCGCCAAGACGACGGCAGAGGCGCAGGCCAGCACGCAAAGTCCCGCAAGGGACGGCCAAAGTCGACCGAACATGGATATCTCCTCAGATCTCAGGTTTCAGAACTCGATGACCGCGCGCGCAGTGCAGCGGCAGTTGATCGGCTGGCCCGGATGCCCATCGCTGGGCGGGTCGGACCACTTGAAGTGCTTGCCCTCGCGATCCCAATGGGACGGGCGGGCGTTCGGATACTTGCCATCCGGGTTGCCCCGGACCCGCTCGTCCATGCTCGTCGACCAGACGTATTCGGTGACGCCCATGGCGGTCTGGCGAATCCGGTTCAGATCGCCGTTGAAGCTGGCGGCCTGATCGCGAGCAATGAGCGCGGCCCGGCGCTTGCCGATGCCGAATTCCCTTCTCAGCAGCCGGGCGATCTCGCGATTGTTCACGCCTTGGGTCATGGCGTTGATCAGCGCGGTCTCGATCCGCTTGGCGACGTCGCCGGTCAGGCCTCGAATAAGCGCGACGCTCCGTTGAACCGCCGCCTCGATGGTGTTGGTCAGGCCCTCGCCTACGATGACGCGGCCGAGGTCTATCCCGATCGCGCCGCGCATTGCCTCATTGAAGCGGCGAGAATGGCGCTGGTCTTCGGTCTCGAAGGCCTCGCGGATCGTCTCGCGAGCGCCGTCGACCAGGCCGTCAAGCAGCTCGCGCAGCGCCCGCATGGCGCGTTCGAACCAGTTCAGATCGTCGCGCATCAGCTGCGCCTTGCCGGACAGGGCCGCCGGCAGCACCTCGAGGGCCACCCGCTCGGCTGCCTTGCGCAGGATGCTGGTGGTCACCAGCCGCAGAGCCTCTTCGCACGCCAGCGTGGCGCCGATCGGCCGGAGCACTGCGGAGCGGCGCTTCAGCGGCTTGGCCTGGGCAACCCACGCCTGGACGTTCATGTGGCAGCCGCAGCGTTCTGCTCAGCCTGCCGCCGGGCGGCTTCGGCTTCAGCGTCGCGATCTTCCGGTTCCGTGCCGAACTTGGCCAGCGCCGCGTCGAGACCCGGATATGTCCCGTCCTCGATCAGCTGGTTCTGCACCACCTTGCCGAGTGCCGCATCCGGCATCAGGCCGGCGTCGGCGTAAATCTTCGTGGCCTGGGCCTTCTTGAAGGCGACCTCGGCCGATTCCGTTTCCGTCATCTGCCAGAGCGGGGCCCATTTGTAGTGGACCTCAGGCGGACGCGAACCCAGCGCCGATCGGATCAGCACCTCATCGAGGCGGGATATCGTCGGGCGAAGGTCCAGGTTCTGACCGGCGCTGATCCGGTCGTAGTAGTTGCGGATGTCGCTCTCGCCGGTCGACTGCAGGCCGCCAGGCGTCTGGCCCAGCAACCGCGTCGCCGGGATATCGGCGGCGCCAGATGCGACCTGCAGGTAGGTGTTGAGCACCTCCGGTAGGTTCGTGAATGACACCGTCTTCTGCGACCACTCCTCTTCGGCATCGAGCAGGATCGCGTTGACAATCGACTTGCCCATGTTGGCGAGCGAGAACCGCTGCAACATGCGCGCGCTGAAGTCGGCCGTTGCCAGCTGTTCCATAAAGCGCGGCACCTTGATGACGTCGACCTTGGCCTCCTGCAGCAGCGCTGCGATGGCCGCGGCCGCGATCCCGGCGTGCTTGACCGCGTCGTTCACGGCCTGAAGGATGCTGTCTCCCCAGCCGTCATTGATCAGCATCCGATCAGGCAGCTCTGCGCCGATGAAGCGCACCACCCGCGAAGGATGGATGTCGACCATCGCCGTCTTGCCGGCGAGGCTATACATCTTGGGCTCGCCGAACAGCGGCGACAGTGGATCCTGCTCGAGCTCGCCGGCGATGATCTCGTGCCGTGTGAAGACGTGCAGATACTGGAAGGCGCCCTTCCCGATCCGGTTGATATCGAGCGGCTCGCTCGGCTGGGCATCGTTGGTGCCGATGTAGAGCGCTGCGCCGCCATAAAGCCGCGCGAGCTTGCGCGCCCTGGTGACCTTGTGCTGAAGGCCGAGGCGGGATTCTTCCGCCTCAAGCGCCTCGATCTGCTTTTCGTCAGCCTGCCAGTCGCGCCATTCCCGGGTCTCGTCGAAGGCCGGGATGTCGACGATCTTGCGTGCGATCCAATCGCCCCGATAGGCGGCGTCGATCTGCGGTTTGTCGAGATAGACGAACCCGTAGGTCGTGCCGCCGACCTTGTCTTTTGTGGTCCCCAGCCCGGAAACCAAGTTCACGAGCGTGTCGGACGTCAGCATGCAATGTCAGCCCAAATTGGCGAGGGTGTATGTCGAGGCGTCGAGCAAGGCGTTGAAGGCCCGGCTCGTGCTGTCGGCATCGTCGTCGTGCTTGGCCTCGGGGAAGCCCTCCAACGCCGAGAACCAGCGCTCATTCCAGGGGGCCCGCAGGATCAGGACGTTGCCAGCCTCTGCCTGGGCGGAGAACGGGCTGAAGCGCGTGACCTTGTCGCCCGATTCCGGAGAGGCCCTAACGACGAAGCCGGCGAGCATCTTGGTCAGGCTCTGAACCTGGGACTTGCCGGCTTGGCCGGGGTCCTGCGGCAGCGAGATATGCACGCCAGTGCCATCTGCTGTGGCCGTATTCTTGATCAGCGTCTCGACGCCTGAAGGCGACAGGTGATCGGACGCGTGGTGAGCGACGATGTACCGGCCGTCCGAGAGCTTGCCGATCTTCGTGCCCGCGGTCGCGTCGGGATCGGTCCCTTCGGCCTTCGGCGTGGCGCCAAGGTCCCAACCGCGCATCCACCGCACCACGTTGGACGGTACGACATCAACGACAGGGCACCAGCCCCGTTGGAACAGCAGCCCGGCGGCGGGCCGGATCTTCCAGTTGCCGCCGAGAAGCCGTTCCCGCTCAACCGTCGGCTGCGCCATCAGGTTGGCGAGATAGCCCGGGTCCGCCGCCATCAGCAAAGCGTTGTCGCTGAGCTTGGCGGGGATGAACGTCACCGATTTGGGCGGGATAGGCTCGCCGGTCAGCGGGTTGGTGTGGTGCGCCAGTTCCTCAGGGCTGTTTGCCCAGATGATGGTGTCGCCGATGCGGATGAACCAGCGAAGCACGCCGGCCCGTTCCGCTATGGCAAAGCCGGTATCCTGATCGATCCACCAGGATATGAACTCTGCGACCCAGCTATCCGCATCAGGATTGCAGGTCGCGCGAACATAGGGCCGAACTCCGCACATCGAGCGGTTTCGGCTGAGCATGTACCAGAACTGCTTGGCACTGAAATGGGTCAGCTCGTCGAAACAGATCAGAGGGATCTGTGATCCCTGCCAGTTATAGATCGTCTTGTCGTGCTCGAGGTGGGCGAACGCCACCCCTGCCCCCGAGGGGAATGTCCAGCTCAAATCGGGGGCCGATCGCGGCGCCGCGCTGAGATGGGGATAGAGCTTTTCGCTCTCATCCCAGAGACCGCCTTCGTTCCTCACCTGAGTAAGGTTGCGGCGGAAGAACACCGCGCCGAAGTCGGGATTGCTGACGTGGCGCAAGGGCTCCATTAGGAGCGCCCAGGTCTTTCCGCCACCGGCCGCGCCGCCATAGATGGCAATGTCGGCTGGCGAACTGAGGAAGGTCGTTTGAGGCCCCGGCTGCGGGCGGATGACTGTCTGGGCTACCGCGCCCTTCTCAGGTCCTGCCATTGTCGGGCAACTGGAAGATCGTCACCGGTGAAACGGGCACCGGCAAGTCCTTTCCGTCCTTCCCTGTCAGTTCGACCTTTTCCTTGAACATGCCCAGGTGCTTCCCGAGCTTCTCCAGGGCGCCGAGCTTGTCGTAGAGCTTGAACTTGATCCGACGGACATCACGGGCGTCGTCGCCCCTGCCTTCCTTGAAGTCCTCGACCGTCACCTCTGACAGAGCGGCTTTCTGCTCATCGGTCAGTTGGTCGTAGACGAAGAACGGGTCGCCGCCGGTCGTGGCCCGGAGGTAGTCGCCCATGTTGGCGAAGCCAACCTTAGCGAGCTCATCGACGATCCGCTGCACGGTGACCCCGGCCTTGGCCGCGCCCTGACTCAGTAGCTCCTCGACGCGGGCTCGAACCTTCTCATTCCCGCTCAGACGCGAGGCATTGCTATCGCTTTTTGAGTATCCGGCTTCCACATAAGCTGCTGAAGCGCTCGACCCTTGAGCAAGGGATTGTGCGAACCGCTCATGCTTTGGATTTGAAAGGACCGGCACCTACTCTACTCGCGATAGGTTTGTGGGAGGATCGGAATATGACCGACAAGCCACGACAAGAATTGGAGCGGCGCCTTCTGGATGCGCGGCGCTTACAGATGGTCCACTACCTTGCTGACCGGCATGCCGAAGGCGACAAGTTGAAGCCGCTTATCGAACAGCTGGAGAGCCACTTCCGGTCAAAGGGCTGGAAGCTGCCCAAGTGACTGCGCAGGTGAACAACTGCCCCCGGCGCGGAACTGTGCTCGATTGCCTCGCGTTCGAACCTGGACAACGATGATGTCGATCTGCTTCAGGCCAAGGGCGAATAGGCAATGATCACTGTTCGGATCGTCGGGAACGTAGCAATACCAGGCGCGGAACTCGAAGCGGCGCGACAGGCTGCGCTGGAGAGCTTGAGGTCGGAGGGCATCACGACACTCGGAGACCTCACTGTTGCTCGCAACAGGTTTGTTGCTGCTCAGCATTGGGCGAGGTCTCACCCAGTCGAGGGCACAGCTCCCTGCGCCTGGACACGCGCACATGCCGCCGCAGCCGAGGCGCTCTCGACCTCCCCTGACGACATCGATCTTACGCTGAGCCTGCGCCATGCCTAATGAACGCATCGATATCGCCGTTGAAGCGGCGGCCAAGGCTCTTCATGAGCAATCCCGCAACAAGCGGCAGTTCACATGGGAGGCATCGAGCGTTGAATGGCGGGCGGATATGCGGAACTTCGTTCGCCCTCTCGTCGAGGCGGCGATCGAGGCATCGGACGAGTACATGGCCCTAGCGCTTCGCAAGCGGATCATCCCAACCGATAACCGGTGAAGTGGTCCCACGTTTAGGTGATGCGTTCGGATAAGCTGCTTGAGAATGGTCTTTTACCGAGCTTGCACCGAAGGGGATCGCCATGACGAAACGAGACGACTTGCAGGACCAAGCCTTGGGCTGGGCCACATCTATGAGCATGCACACCTTGGGCACGAATGCCCGGCAGGCGGTGGAGCTTGCGGAGCACAAGAAGCACATCCAGGCGCTGTGGCGGCATATCGAGCGGCTTGAGAAATTTATCAAGCCGACGTCCGAAGGCCTCATGATCAAAGTGGATCGGTCCGAAATTCTCATCATGAAGAACGGTGCGATCCTGCTCGACGGCAGGATAATCACCCTCAAGGTACCTAACCGAATGAAGATGATGACCAGCAGCGGCGATCTGTAAGGCGCAGCAAAAAGCCGGGTCGCGGGATCGCGCCGATCGTCCGAGCCCTCGACTGTCCGGCTGGCAGAACCCGCCCAAAGAAAAAACCGCCGGTGAGGCAAGCTGAAGCAGGCCATGTCATACGTTATTGCGGCGATCCGCCGTGCGGGGTGATGTGGCCCATGACCACCTTCAACCCCGTGCTCGCCAACTCGCTACGGACCAGCTTTCGGGAACTCCATACTGTCGCCGACGACGGACTGGCCGCGCTCGGGCCCGACGAGAATACGGCTTCCGTCGATCTGGAGGGCCTGCGACGTGCGAACGAGAAGCTGCGGCAGCTTGTGACTTTAATCCTCGCCGCTCAAGACCAGGAAGAGCGCTGAAGCGCCTGTGGTCTAGCGTCCGCCGGCATGGCGCTTTAATTCTTCCAACGTAATCTGGCGATCGCCGTGGTAGACCCAGAGAGCGCTGACCTGTCCGGTAGCCTGCATCTCGCGACAGATCCGCAGGGCTTCCGCGGCGCTGCCGAGGCCTTGGAAGCGGACGTCTTTTCCAGCAACGGTTCCTGATATCGAATACGTCACGACACATCACCAAGCGACATGCGCGCCGACTAAAGCGCGGTTCAGCCAAATCACTTCAGCTGACTATCCTTGCTTCCACGGCGATTGATCCCGCCGAGAACAAGTCGACGGTCGAGCCCGGATTGGCAATCGACGCAGGTACGAGCGCCGCGCATCGCCTTGCGCCGTGCTTCCGGGATTTCGTCACCACAGACCTGGCAATAGACCTCGCCCGGGCCAGAAGGCAGGTTGGCGCGCGCGTGCCTCACCGCATCCGTGACCGAGGCGTCGATCTGATCTTGAACCGCCCCGTCCGGGGCCCAGCCGCTTGCCATGACACTACCCTCTTGTCGAACCCATAAAATGGGTATCCGAAGGCAATGGTTCCACCCTACCTCGCAGCTGCCAAAAGCCCGATCACACGGACCGGGCTTCGGCTCGCATTGAGGCAGAAAAGGTGGTCAGGCGGCCTGACGGTTGTGCAGGCCTTCCTGCACTTCCTCAATAATTTTCGCGGCAAATGCCGGCAGGTCAGCCGGCTTGCGCGAGGTCACGACACCATTGTCCGCAACGACCTCGGAGTCCTGCCACTCGGCGCCAGCGTTGATGAGATCCTGCTTGATCGTCTTAAAGGACGTTAGCTTGCGCCCTTTGGCGATGCCGGTGTCGATCAGCAACCACGGGGCATGGCAGACAGCCGCCACAACCTTGCCCTGGCGGTAAAACTCCTTGATCAACGCGAGCGCCTTGTCGTTGCCGCGAAGCGTATCAGGGTTCATCTGGCCGCCGGGGAGAACGATCGCGTCGTAGGCGGACGCATCGACACCATCGAGCGCCTTGTCGACTTTGACCGCGCGTCCCCAATCCTTTTCATCCCAGCCCGTAATCTCGCCGTCTTCCGGCGAAGCGACATGAACGGTCGCGCCTGCCTCTTTCAGCTTTGCCTGCGGCACCTCGAGCTCAGACTGCTCGAAGCCGTTGGTTGCGAGAATGAGAATGCTCTTGCCTGTAAGGGCGCTCATGGGAACTCTCCTGTTGAGGGTGCCCTTTCAACAGGAGAGGTGGCGATGCGTTCCCGCAATTAGCGCGAAAATGCCGGCGGCGCGCCTTCTCATCGTGCAGTCCAGCAAAAAGCCCGATCACGAGGACCGGGCTTCAGCGCCTGACAGCGGCGGTACATCCGCGCTCGCTGTCGGGAAGAGGATTTTTGAGACAAGCCGCCACCTGGTTGCCGGAGCAACGCGGGGGACGGGTAGCTTCGACCGGACAAGCCGGGAGCAGGCCTTCGAACAAACCGTGAATCGACGTGTACTATGCGGCGTCGAGTTGTGCAACATCCATTCTGGCGCGCGTCATCCGCCCGAAGATGTCGATGAGCACGTCGGCCTCTTCCATCCCGATCGCTTCGATGACGGTGGCTTGGAAGGATGCGAAGGGCCCCTCGATCACGCGCATCTGCTCGCCGGGCTGAAGGATCTTCCGCACCTTAGGCGGCGCGACCGGCTTGGACTGGTAGCGCGCGATCTCCGCGATGGCTGACGTCGGCACGCGAACGCCTCCGCGGCTGCTGCCGATGACGTCCACCACCCCGTCTATGTCGCCGAAGAACCGGACGGGCCTGCCCTTCACGATGAACCTGACGCGCTCGGCTTCTGGGTCCGCCGACAGCAAGGGCCCGCTGGCGAAGAGGTACCGGGGGAATATGCCGACGTCGAGCTCGATCGGTTTCCGCTTCCTGATGGTGATGACACGGTGAATGCTCGGCCAGAAGGTCGCGCAGCCCGCGGCTTCAAGCCCCTCGATCGCCTTCGCCTCCATGCGTGGCGCCGTGTAGACGAGATACCACTTCGCCTCCTTACGGAGATCGAGATCAGCCGGAGGCGGATTCAACGTCTCGACGATGCGCGGTATCTCGGGCGAGATGCGAAGACGGCGGTTGCTCTTCTTGCCCATCAGGCCACCTCGTCTTTGCGATCGATGATGTCGCTCAATGTCTGAAAGGGGTGAGCCTCGCGCTGGTGACGCCCCTTGATCAACATGAGGGAAGGTCCGAATTCATCGAGAGCGCGGGCAGCCGCAGCTTTGTAATCCGCCTTGCATTCCTGCTTGGCCGGCAAGCCAGGGAACTGACTGAGCGCTGCCACGCCGAGCGCTGCGCGGGTCGCTGGGTCCGCGAACTCGTGCGTCCAAACAGGGTGCCCAAGCAGGAATTCCGAGCACTCGTGGATCTCGCTGATCTTCATGCCTTCCGCCATCACGATGCCGGTGGCCGCGCTGACGACCACCAGCGTGGGGAATGTTTTCGTGCAGGTCATCAGGCGTGTTCCTTCGTGAGCATTGCTTCGAGCTCGGCGCGATACGGCTGCCAGATGTCCATCTTGAGCATGGCGCGGGTGTTGTGCTGGTGCGCCTCGGCGCGATCGGGCCCGATGTAGAGCGTCGTCCAATCACGATCGCCGGCGTACCGGACACTGACGGCATGGTCGCCGCTGTTGAAGGATTCCAGCAGGCATTCGGTGACCCTCCTCATGCTGCTTCCTCGATCTTCGGGGGCGCCGGAATCGGCTGCCAATGGGTTGCGTCGATATCTCGCGCGATAAGGAGGTTGTTGCGGTCGTCTTCGCTGAACCAGCCGCCGTCCGACCGCTTGCATTGAGATCCGTCGTGATAGAAGCCCGCGCCGCTCCATCCGCCGCGCCGGTCAGCGACACCCAGGATGATCTCCGAGCCGTCCTTCGGGGCCGTCTCAATCGGCCGCCAACCGCTGATGGCGTCGATCGCAGCTTTGGCATCACGCCTGAACCCATCCCAGTTTATCTCGCAGCCAGGAGGCAGGTTGCGGCTGGCGATGATCGCATCCGCTACGCGTTGGATCTCGCTCATGCTGCACGTTCCGTCTTGGCGGAGGCCGGGAACAGCCAGCCTTCGCCGCCATGCTCCGGGTAGCTGGAGATCAGGCCCGGCTTGTGCCCGGCCGCGACACGGGCATGCCACTCGGCCGAGCCAGCCTTGACGAATACCTTCGGCGCGGCAGACGGGGCGGTTGAAGGCGCGCGCCGAACCATCGCCTCAAGGATCGAGGGGACGTACCACTTCCACGATTTTACGCCGTGCGCCGCAGCTTTTCGCGCTCGGATTACTGGCAGAATGTCTAGTTCTAGATCGGCTTTTCGATGCAGAAGCTCTTCAATCGGGGCGAACTTGCCGAGATGGGAAGTGCCAGCGGCTTCCTGGCATCGTCGTTCTGCGTCGATCATGTCGACAGCAGGCGCGCCGGCCGAAGATGCCGCGCTAGCGGTATCTTCGTTTTCTCCTACCCCTTCCCTCCCTCCTCCATCCTCCCTCTGCGCGGACTTTTCCCCATCGGTCCCGGCCTGGTGGGGAACTGGTTCGGGATTGCGGTGGTCTGAGCAGGCGTATTTTCCTAGGTCGTTCGGGAGCTTGCCGGAACTGTTGGGCTTTTTGGGCCGCTGGTACTTCTGGAAATTGCGGATCACGCCATAGGCTTTGCCGTCAGCATCGAATTGCCGGACGAAATCCAGGCCGGCCAGCTCGCCGAGCAGGTCGCTCACGCTGATGACGTCAGCTGGAAATAGTCGAGCCTTGAGGGTCAGCGGCTTCCATTCGAAGACACCGTCGTCCCAAGCCTCGCACCAGACCCCAATGATCAGCAGGCGCGCATGAGCGCTCGCGGTCATGAAGGCTTCGTCGGTGAACAGGCCGGGATGGATTGAGCGGATGCGAGCCATCAGTCGCGTCTCCACGAGGCGGCAGCGACCCATTCAATGATGGTGCTGACGCAGCTGATCGGGTCGTTGAATATCTCGGAGCCGGTGAAGCGGTAGATCGTGTACCCGAGCTCCTGAAGTCGCCGGTCGCGAGACCGATCCTTCTTGGCCTGGTCCTTCGTCCGCTCATGGAAATCATGCCCGTCGCATTCAATGACGAGGTGATGGTACTTCCCAGTCCGGCTGTTCTGCACGCTGACCATGAAGTCGACGCGGAATTTCTCGACCTTGGCTTGGACCGACAGCCCGACCTCGCCGACAGCCGGGGCTCGGTTCGACGCGACTGGATAGTCTCGATCTGCGAAAAGGACGGTGAGGAGCGCGCTCCAAAGCAGCTTCTCAATCGGTGACCCGAGCGGTGGACTGTCTTCCGAGCAAAGCTGGTTCACCTCTGCGAGCGCCCGATCATAGGCGTACAGGGCAATTTTCTCTTGAGGACTTCTCACCGCAGCACCTCGACGTTCGCCACCGGCACGATGGTGATGATCCCGCCTACCTTGATGGAGACGCGCTCAGGCGCAGTCGGGCCCGCGGCATAGTGGTTGATCACCTCTGCCTCGCAGCGGATCTTGATGCGCTTGCCCATGAGGGGATGGCGCTCGGGTTGCTTTTCGAGGGGGCGGGTCATGCGACTGCTCCGAATAGAGGTCCATGATCGGCGGCCTTGCCAGCGAGCTTCGCCTTGATGGATTCCCGCTGCCGCTCATCAGGGCCGGCGAGACACAGCGTCATGCGGCGGGCGATGTCGGCTTGATATTCTGCCTCCCGCTCGATCAGGACTGCGGACAGGCCCTCGCGCCATGCTGCCTCGCCGGTCGTACCGGTGCCTGCGAACGGGTCGAGCACGACGCCGCCTGGCGGCGTCACCAGCCGGCAAAGCCACTGCATCAAATCAACCGGCTTGACCGTCGGGTGCTTCGAGCCAATGCGATCGTCGGCGTCAGCTTTCGCAGAATAGAAGAACCGGGAGGCCGAGCCGGCGCTGCCGACGATCGCAGGACCTCCGTCACCGTCCGCACCGTTGAACCCCATCCCGGTACGGACACCTGCAGACCGGGACCCGCTTGCCTGCGTCGGGAACGCGTCGACGACCTCGTCGCTGCCGTCGTGCACGATGTTGGCGGGCCAACGGCCGAGATCGGTCGGGATCGGCTTTCCGCTCGTGCCAGTTCGGTACTGGCTGCGATCTCGATCCCCGGCGCCGCGCGTAGCCTTGGTGGTGTTGTCGGTCGCTTCAACCCGGCAGCCGCCGATATTCAGCGCGCCAGTGCCGTGCGCCAGCACGTTTGCCGCGACGGTACCGGCCATGGGCTTGCGAGCAAGGGCGATCGGCTCCCAAGCTGGCTTTAGTGCCGTGCCCCACCCCTGCCAGTCGACGGCAAGAGGATCGACGATATCGCGGATGGTTTTGTCGCCGTTGAAGCGTTCATCACCGAAGCCAGCAGGCGTGCTCGCGACCTCACCAACGATGGCGGCCCCGGTCCAATTTTGACCGCGCTCACCTTTCCGTTCGTTCAGGCGCGCGAATTCTCGATCGAACTCATCGCCCAAGCCAAGGATAAGCTTGAGCGTCGTCCATTGATCGTAGGTCGGCAGGCTGGGCTGCGAGTCCGTGTCTCGTGCTGCCCAATGATCTATGAGGCGCGCATTGCATCCCCCGAAGTGCTGGGTCAGATCGCGGGACTTGAGAGCGCGCGCATCCATGCCAGCGCGAATGAACCGACAGATGGCCCGGACTGGCTCGATGTCCTCGACGCGACGCTTCGCGATGCCCTTGGCGACGTCATGCGATTTGGGGAAGCCTGACCCGTAGCACCATCCCAGTTGGTCGCGAATTTCAAAGCCTGCATCCTCGATCGCGCAGGCAAGCCGATGATAGGACCGCGTGCCGCCGAAGGCGATAACATGCCCGCCGGGCTTGAGAACGCGCAGCACCTGTGCCCAGAACTCGACGGCAAAAGCGGTTTCTCCGGTGTCCCATTGCTTGCCCATGAAGCCAGCAGAAGCACGGGCGTAAGCTCCGGTCGCACCAACCTGCGCGGGCGCTGCGCCTTCCGCTCCAAAGCGTTTGCCAATCGATACCAGAGCATAGGGAGGGTCTGTCACGACGCTGTCGATCGAGGCATCAGGCAGACCGGCGAGCACCGTGCGGCAATCGCCGGCATGAAGTGTGACGCGGCCATCGAGGAAGCTCTGGCTCATGCTGCCACCTCGACCTGAAACAGGTCCAACGGCTTCCCGTCGAATAGGTCCACACGGCAGTAGCCTCGGGACACGTCTGGAGACCGGACGATGGAAGCGCCTTGGGCGTTGCTGTCGTTGGCGATGATGCCGGCCGGCTTTTGCAAGAAATCCAGTGTGGCCTTGATGCGGTTGTCGATATCGCCACGCATGGATAGCGCGACCGATATCTGCGCGTTGAAGTGGCCGGCGAAGAATGGGAACCCGCCCCTGGGCTTCTGCTCCCATAGGCTGTTGAGCGCGCGTTTCTGCCAGGCCTTGTAGGCCGGGTTTAGGTAGGTCTTCCCGGTGCGACGGTTCACGCGCCAGATGATGTTCGCCGATGGCGCGAGAGGCAGGTTGAGCGTGATCGCCATCATTGGCCGCGCTCTCGGATAAGGCGCTCTGCCGCTTGCCGATCGAACTCATGCCGGGGAATGCCGGCGCGGCGGCAGTAGTCCGCGATCAGAAGCTCCAGCTCTGGGGCGATGCCCGGCGTCTCGACGATGCTTATGCTGCGAGCCGATTTCGCAACCCGCCGAATGTACCCCCGCTTCTCCAAGCGGGAGATCATGCCGGCCACTGCGCCGCGGGAATTGATGCCCAGAGCCCTCGCCATCTCGGTGAAGCTCGGCGCGTGGCCGTCTCGCTCGATCGCGGAGCGGATGAAGATCAGCAGATCCCCAAGGCGTGGGGTGAGGCCGGCGCGCGTCATGCTGCCGCCCTCGCCTTGTCAATGCCGAGGCGGCGGTCCCATGCTGCAGCGACGCGTGGGCCGGAGATGCTGAGACCGGCGCAGTGGTGGCAGTATGGTTTGCCGGGGATCGCCTTATTGCCACAGAAGAATTTCTGGTCGAGGGGAGGATTGCCGACCCAGAGCGGCCATTTGCACAGGCCATCCTTGAGCGCGAAGATTGTGATGCGTGCGGGCGTCCAGTCTTCGGAGGCCGTGATCATCTTCGCCTCTCGCTGGTCAAGGCGTGCTGCAGCGATCTGGTCGACAACGGTCGCATCCGTCACGCCGCCATAGGTAGCGAAGACCTTCGGCCGCTTTGGCGGCGGCGGCGCGCCCTTCAAGACCAACCGCAAGACAGGCTGACGCTGAACCTTCGTGGCCGCGCTGGCGAGGTCGATGTTGCGGCGCGTGCATCGGCCGATCACGGCGTTCCGGGTGACACCGAAAACCTCGGCGATCTGCTTCGCCGAAAAATCCGGCGCCATCTCGCGCAGCTTGGCATCGTGTTCGTCCGTCCAGGTGAAGGATTTCGTCATGCATGCTCTCCGTAAGGCGAGCAGTTCCCCAAGGCTGCACGGCGGAGAAAAGCCGGGATATCGGGCATCTCTCCGCTGGAGGATCGGACAACGGCCGCCGGTTGGACAGCGCGCGCCGCGATGGCGTTCGCCTCGGCGAGTCCGGGAATTGATGCGGGTCTCTCCCCGCCTGTCACGCCCGCGGTGTCGCGCTGTTGCTCGGCCGAGTATTGGGCCTCACGCTGAGGACAGGACGTTTTCTCGCTGCCTGGAAGATTTGTTGCGGTCTCTCCCGCCGTCACACCACTCGTTTCGGCCACCACAGCCCCGGCAGGTGTCGCGTCGGGTTCGGGGGATTCAACTTCGGCGACAAGCTGATCGGCCCCGTTGCCGGCCGGCGCGCTGATCGGGCGCGCTTGCGTATCCTTGCTTGTCTCAAGGTCTGGTGCCGGGCGGGAGGCCCGCTCGGAAATGGATGATGCAGAGCGCGCCATGCTGGTGCGGGACGAGAATCCCGGCGCGGCGGCGCGGCCAAGGGGCGTGTCGGCATATTCGCCAACGGCCTGCATGTAGAGGTCGAGGATCGCTTCGAACTCGGCGCGTTCGTTCGCGTCCATCTTGCGAAGAGCGACGACTTTGCGGAGCACCTTGACGTCGTAGCCGTTTCCCTTGGCCTCGGCGTAGATCTCCTTGATGTCGTCCGAGATCGTCTTCTTTTCCTCTTCGAGACGCTCGATGCGCTCGATGATGCTCTTGAGCTGGTCGCCCTGCACTGGATCGTCCATCACGCGGCCCTTTTCTGATTGGTCTTGGATTGAATGGCGGCGCAGGCTTGCCGAGCGTGCTCAATCGCTTTGGCCGCTTGCTGCAGTTCGCGTTCGATCAGCGTCGCGTCGACTGGGCTGAGACCGTCAGCGACGAGATCGGCGTAAACTTTGCCGAGGTCCGCGATCGACCATGACGGCGCCAACCGACGCGTGGATGCAGACCTTGCCCGCAGGCCCGGCCTCTTCGGCAGCGAGGTCGAAACCCAGCATCGCGGCCATTGCCTTGGTGACGATCGGCTTCCCGACAAACGCCTCCAGCTTCGAAAGCTGAAAGACGTTCATGAACGCCTCCGGTGGGTCGACGTGCATGCGACCCATCTGGGCTTTCTTGACGCCCACGGCTCCGCCGGCCTCTCCGCACCCGCCCGCTTCCGCGATCAGTTCGCGCATTGCGGCGTGGATCCGTTTCTCCCTGGGCGTCATCTCGGTCATTGGCGGTCTCATCGATTTGGGGAGACGGAGGTTTCGAAAATCCCGGTGCGCAGTCGCAATCGCCGCGCTAGGTCTCAGGCAGTGAGTTGCGGAGGCGTGCAGTGGTTTCGGGTCTTGGAATGAACGGGAGGCAGCTTCTGGCGCTGCTGAACCGGCCAGTTGCCGACAGGGCGGCGCAGAACGACAACCGCCCTGTCGAGCCGGCGACCGACCTGTTCGGAGAGGAACAGGTTGAGCGACACAGCGACGCGCGGAAGAAACCGAACCGGCGGAAGCGCAGGCGCGGCCATTTCGGCTGAGGCGCTCATCGGACAAAGCCTCCGACGAGTGCGAAGGTCATGACGAATGACGCGAACATGCAGGCAATGGAGCCGGGATTTGCCTGGAGAGACGCGAGCAGGTTCATGCTGCCCTCTCAGCTTCTGGCGCGGCGAAAAAATCGCCGGGCGTAAGATCGATGTTGTTGGTCTGGGCGTAAGCCAGCAGTCCGCGGGCATCGTCGTACGGGATCACGCCGCCTGTGCCGCCTTTTTCCTTCGGGTACATCCATCGATAGACTCGAGAGACATGCTTCCCGGTGACAGCGACAACATTGTCGATGCCGATTTTTCGGATGATGGAGGATGCGGGTTCAAGGCGATGTGCGCTCATAGGCGCTTATTTGCGATAATCGCGATTTCATTGTCAAGGCAAATTCGCGATCTTCGCGATGGATAATTTTGCGCATTTCGCAAACAGTCTGCGGACCATGGATGATCCGCAGTACGAATTTAAGCGATGGTTGGCCGAAAAGGTCGCCCCACACGGAACGATCACGAAACTGTCTGAGGCGACCGGGATCGCCAAGGACAAGATCACGCGATCGAAAGAAACGGAATCGACCGACCCGAAAAAACGGCGGCAGGTTCCCATCCATGAAATGCGGGCCATCGCTGAGTTTTTCGGAGAGGTGCCGCCTGGCTTGAATTGGGCTGCGCCGACGACGAGCGGCGACCAAGCGCCTCTATCAAACGAGCTTCGCCCCGCTCCAGCCGGGGAATTAATCCCAATCCGCGTATCGGGTCGAGCGAAGGCGGGCGAATTTATATCAGTTGAAGACCTTGGTGATTGGGAAGAGCCAGAGACGATTTACGACACTCGCGATGAGCGCTTTCCCGAGGCGAGGCACCTCGGCTTTGTCGTCGATGGCGACAGCATGAATGCGCTCAAGCCGATACCGATTCCGGATGGCGCCCGCGTCTCCGCCCTGGCCTACGAGGATATCTCCGAGAGCGTTCCGCTTCGCGACGGCATGACCGTAGTTGTAGAACGCACTCGCCATGGCGGCCTCGAACGCGAATGGTCCGTAAAGCAACTCGAGATTTACGACGACCGGGTCGAGTTCCATCCGCGGTCAACGAACCCGCGACACAAGCCGATCGTCGTGGCCCGCAACAATAACGCGGACGACGGGATGATGGTGACCATCATCGCATTGGTTCGAGGGTGGTCGACTAAGCTAAGCTGGTGAAAACGCCTGCTCGGGCCGCGTGCTAAAATCGATCTTTGCAAGCTGGTCCTCGATCTCCCGCATCCGTTCCCGCGAGGGCGGTCCAGCGTAAAGCCCACGACCGCCTTCGCCCGCCTCGCCGAGTATCGGTATCACCCTAGGCCGATCGCCCAGGCTCATATCGACAATCGAGAATTTCAGGTCAGGGAAGGCATGGTACAGCCGCGCTTGCGTTGCCTCCTTGTCTGCCGACCACTCCCGCACCCGCCCGGACGGCGGGAAAACGGAAAACTCAGTTGCCTCAGGCAGTCCGCGATGCCAGCTCCTCATGTCAGCACCTCGTCGTAGATCTGCTTGATAGCCACCACCTGGGCGATGAAGCCTTCGCAGACTTGGCATTTATACCGCAAGTTCTGGAACAGCGCGCTGGCGAGCAACTCTTCAACGTCGCTCGGAGCATCTTCCACGTCCGGCACCTCGATCGACCGAAACGTGTTTTTCTCGCAGTTGAGGCAGTGATAATGCAGCCTGAAGCGCGCTCGTATACCTACGTCGTCCGCCATCTCGATACTCCACTCTGGTTAGACGCCCTGCGCAGATTTGTTCTGCTTACGTTCTCATTACGTGCCCGTACGAGGTGAGAGTCGAGGCGGAAGGCCGAATCATCCTGACAGGACGTGTCAGTAGGGTGGATCGCGGATAAATTTGCGAAGATCGCGATTTTTATCCTTGACTAAATTCGCGATTGTCGCAAATATCTCTCCACACCACGGAGAGACAGCGCATGTCCCGCCCTACCTATGTTGAAGACCTGAATGGCTGCACCCGCCAATTTCCGAGTTGGGGTGAGGCCTACGACTTCGTCATCGCCCGCAACAAGGGGGATGAGCACTGGTCGATCTTGGGCCGCGAGCCGTCGGCGCCGGAGAACCCCACCGAGGCCGATTATCTCGAAGCCGGCCGCCGCGTGGCCGAGGGCATCTTCGAGGTCTTCGCCCGCAAGCCGACCATGTTCAACTATCGGACGCCGGAGCACATCCAGGGCAGCGAGCAGCGCAATGCCCACTGGAATGCCGAGCTCGCTGCCCGTCAGCGCGACGCTCGCATGGCCGCGCTCGACCGCTGCCTGATCGCACTCGCCAAAAGCCAGGACATCACCCGCTTTCTGGAGGCCGCCGAATGAACACCGCGATCCGCCTCTCCAAGGCCCACGACGAGCTCCGCCGCATCGAGAAGGAGATTTGCGAGGCCTATCGCCTCGCCACGCCTGCGGAGCGCGCAGCGATGAACGCTGATGCGCCGGTCTGTGAAATCGACCTCTTGGCCTGCGCGGAAGCCTGCCAGCGCGTCGCCGAAACCCTCCTTCAGAAGGAAGCCGCCTGATGGTTATCCGCACCCTGTACGTGCCGGCCTTCGACGCCGACGAGGCGAAGGTCATCGCGGAATCCGTCGCACGCGGCGAAACGAGCGAGATGGCCTTCCATACCAATCAGGCTGAGGTCGAGCGCATCTGCGCGCATCTCAACCGCAACCGCGCCGCAGACAGCGAGCGATACGAGACCTTCGCCGTTCCGGTTCAGGAGCGGACCACCCACGACGGCCGGATCATGGTCGCGTGGGCTGCTGACAAGGTCGGCGACGTCGCGGCCCTGCTCATGATCGGCGCGCTGATCCCGATCATCGGCTTCGCGAGCCTTTGGGAGGCTTTGGTCTGATGGAACGCAACACCTTCTGGATGGTCTATGGCCTGAACCAGCGTTCGCCGGTCGTCAGACACAAGACCGAGGACAGCGCGCTTCGCGAAGCCGCCCGGCTCGCGCGCCAGAACCCTGAGACGGCGTTCTACGTGATGGAGGCAACGCACCGCCTCCGCCGGAACGACGTGCTCGTCGAGACGCTGGGCCAGCGTTGCTACAGCGATCGTGATGGCGATGGCGTGTTCGATGACGGGATACCGTTCTGATGATCGCCCGCCTCGCCCGTCAGGCGCTCGCCGCCTTCACCTCTTGGCGCCGGCGCAAGAAGCTCGTCCGCGCCATCCCCGACCTGGTCGAGATCGACCGCCAAATCCAGGCGCTGCGCGAGAAGCACCGCCCCATCCGCCGCCATCTTCGCGCCAAGCGCGACCTCGTGCTCGCCCGCATGGCGGAAGAGCAAGGCAAGAACCTCCCGGAAAGGCTTTTCTCATGAGCGATGCCGCCACTCTCGAACGGCCTGCCGTCATCGGTCACAACTCTGCAGCCGTCGGCGAGATGATCAAGGCTGAGCCGGCCGTCGTCTATCGTGACGAGACCGTGCTGCCGTCGTTCATCGCCGAGATCAAGGCGGAGATCGCCGCGCTGCCGGTCGACCTGACAACGACCAGCGGGCGCGATGCGATAAAGTCGTTGTCCGCTTCAATCTCGCGGCGGAAGACGCCGATCGTGGATGCCGGCCTCGCCCTGACCGAGGGCTGGCGCAAACAGACGACGGCCGTCGACGCCTTGAAGGCGAAGGTAATCGCCGAGATGGACGCGCTGCGCGATGAGGCTCGTGCCCCGCTGACCGAATGGGAAGCCGCCGAGGATAAGCGGAAAACCGCAATCGTCAGCGCCCTCACGTTCTTCGCCCAAGCTGCCGTTGTTCCGGCCGGATCGACCGTTGAGAGCATCGACGCCACGGTCGCGCGGGTCGAGGCGATCCAGATCGGCCACGAGTTCGGCGACAGCCTCGCGCGCGCCAAAGAGGATCAGTCTGCCGCGCTCGCGAAGCTGAAGGAGGCCCGCGCCGCCATCGTCAAGGCAGACGCCGAGCGTGCCGAGTTGGAGAAGCTGCGCGCCGAGGCGCAGGAACGCGAGCGCGCGGCCCAGGAGGTCGAGGCCAAGCGCCTTGCCGACGAGGCTGAAAGGCAGCGCATCGCTGATACCGAGCGCCGCGCAACCGAGGCCGCGGAAGCGAGGGCGAAGGAAGCGGCCGATGCCGCAGTTGCAGCCGAACGTCGCAAGGCAGAACTGGCCGAGCAGGCACTGGCTGACGAGCAGCGCCGCCAGCGCGAGGCCCAAGCCGCGGAACAGCGCCGGCTTGACGCCACCGCAGCCGAAGACGCTCGCCGGCAGGCCGACCAAGAGCACCGTGGCGCCATCATGCGCTCCGCCAAGGAAGCCCTGATCGAGCACGGCGGCATCAGCGAAGCAGCGGCCAAGAAGGTCGTGCTCGCCATTGTCGCCGGCACCATTCCCGCCGTCACCCTGAAATTCTGAGGTCCGACATGAGCGAAGCAGCACTGACCGTCATTGACGGTGACTTCAACCGGGATCCGCCGCCGGCTTATGCCGTTTCCGCCATCACTCCCATGGCGATGCTGAGCCAAGCCGTCGAACGCGGGATGGACCCGGCGACGATCGAGAAACTCATGACCCTCGCGGAGCAATGGGAATCGAAGCAGGCGCGTAAGGCATTCGACGCCGCTATGTCGGCAGCTAAAGCCGAAATCCCGGTCATTTCCAAGAACAAGCTGGTCGATTTCCCCACCGACAACGGGCGGAGCCGAACGACGTATCGGCACGAGGATCTCGGTGAGATCGCGCGCACTGTCGATCCCATCTTGGCCAAGCATGGCCTTTCCTACCGCTACCACACGACATCCGAGATCAATCAGCCGATCAGCGTGACCTGCATCGTTTCTCATCGCGACGGCCACAGCGAGAAGAACACGCTCACCGGACCTCGGGACGACAGCGGCAAGAAGAACGCAATCCAGCAGATGGGCAGCACGCTGACCTATCTGCAGCGCTACACGCTGAAGGCCGCACTCGGCCTCGCGGCAGCCGCCGATGACGATGGAGCATCTTCGGAAGATGGGCCAGACGTCGTTACCGACGACCAAGTCGGCGAGCTGATCGAGCTGATGGATAGCGTCAACGCCGACAAGCCGAAGTTCCTCGAGCACTTCGCGATCGAGAGCGTCGCCGACCTTCCTGTGGCCAAGTTCAATCAGGCCGTCACCATGCTCAACGCCAAGCGCGGGAGGGCAGTATCATGATGGAGATCATCACCTGCGAACAGGGGACAGACGAGTGGTTCCGCTCCCGCATGGGCATTCCGACAGCGTCCGAGTTCGCCACTGTCATGGCCAAGGGCCGCAGCGGCGGAGATAGCAAGACGCGCCAGACCTACCTCTACAAGCTGGCCGGCGAACTGATCACCGGCGAACCCATGGAGAGCTACAGCAACGCTCACATGGAGCGAGGCAAGGTCATGGAGGACGAAGCCCGCTCCTTCTACGAGTTCATGACGGACGCTCAGTGTGAGCGCGTCGGTTTCATCCGCAACGGCCGTAAGGGTGCATCGCCCGATAGCCTCATCGGCGCGAACGGCATGGTCGAGATCAAGACCAAGCTACCGCACCTCATGATCGAGACCATATTGCGCGGCGAGTTCCCGCCCGAGCACAAGGCTCAGTGCCAGGGCCAGCTCTGGGTTGCGGAGCGGGAATGGATCGACATCGCCGTTTACTGGCCCGGAATGCCGCCCTTCGTGCAGCGCGCCACCCGTGACGAAGCCTACATCCGCGAACTGTCGGGGGCTGTCGACGCCTTCAACGCCGAGCTCGACATGATCGTCGACAAGGTCCGGGCGCACGGTCTTAGGAAGGCCGCGTGATGTCGCGCGCGCTCGTCATCCTGGACAGCCCGGTTGCTCGGCAGCGCGCCGCCCGTTGGGTGCAGAACGCTCCCTCGGGAACACGCGTCGAGTTCAAGGCCAGCAAGCGCACGCTCCCGCAGAATGATCGCATGTGGGCGATGCTCACCGAGCTCGCGCGGCAGCTACCTTGGCACGGCCTCTCCCTCACGCCTGACGATTGGAAGCTGATCTTCCTCGACGCGCTCAAGCGCGAGGTCCGCGCCGTTCCAAACCTCGACGGAACCGGCTTCGTCAACATCGGCCGCTCGTCCTCGGATCTGACCAAGAGCGAGATGGCTGAACTGATCGAGCTAATTTTTGCATTCGGCGCGCAGCACGGCGTCGTCTTCCAAGATGATCAGGTGGCGGCATGAGCCGGTCGGTTCCCGAATGGATCGGCAAGACGCCTGACGCCAAGGTTCCGCCGCGCGTCCGCGATCGGATCTTCGAGCGCGAGGGCCACCGTTGCCACCTCTCCGGCCGCGTCATCGCTGCCGGCGAGCCGTGGGAACTCGATCATCGCCAAGCCCTTATCAACGGCGGTGAGCATCGCGAGAGCAACCTGTTCCCGGCTCTCAAGGACAAACACCGCGCAAAGACGGCTGAAGACGTGGCGGAAAAGGCGAAGGCCTACGCCAGGCGCTCCAAGCATTTCGGCGCCGCCAAACGATCCACCTTCCCCTGCTCCAAGGCCAGCAAGTTCAAGAAAAAACTCGATGGCAGCGTGGTGCTCAGATGACGACAGAGAACAAGACCGAGCGCGTGCAGCTCTTGATGTCACCTTCACAGGTTGAAGCGATCGACGAGTGGGGTTGGCAGCGACGCATCCGAACCCGAGCCGAGGCTATCCGACAGCTGGTCGATCTCGGCCTCACGATTCCCGCAATCGAGAAAACACCACTCCCTAGGAGGCAGATATGAGCACGGAGACGAAGTTCACGCCGGGGCGGTGGAAGCAAGCTCACGTGACGCTTGGCAGTGGCGAGACAGACTTCCTCGTGTGGCCCGCAACCTTCAAGACCGCGTTCGACGCGATGCGGGACGGCTCTCTTATCGCGAGCGTCTTCGCAGAAGAGGATGGCGCGGCCAGCAGCCCTACCGCGATGGCCAACGCCCGCCTGATCGCCGCCGCGCCGGACATGTACGAGGCGCTCCATCGGATAGCCTTTGCTGCGTCCGGCGGCACTGGTCCGACCCTGACAGAGTCCATCGCCATAGCGAAGGCAGCTCTCGCCAAGGCGGTGCGCCCACGACCTGGCAAGCCGCCTTCGGCCTATCGCTCCTCATCGGCGTGCCCTGCTACTTCGCTGGCTTCGTCGTCAGAGGCATGTTCCCTCGCGTCAACCTAGAGCAAGAGGAAGAACCTGTAGGGGACTTCCCTTATTCGTCTCATGTGATGAAGGATGGTTTGTGATGGCATCCGCGAGCTATCCCAACGAACCTTTAGACGAAAAGCCCGCCAGCCCGGTCGCTTGGGCTTACGTCAACGATTTAGGCGAATGCGAAGAGATACAATGGGGCGGTGAGCAATTCGATGACCCAGATGTCATCCCACTCTACAAGACGCCGGACATCGCGAGGCGAAAAGTTATGGTGAAGATCAAGGCGCTGGAATGGGGGCGCGCTTGTCCGGTGCCTGACGGGGCATGGTCAAAGACCTACCTGCAACAACGCATAGGTCATCATGGCCTTGGTCGCTACGCAGGCTCCTACACCGTGCAGGAAATGGAGCCCGGCGGGGCTTGGGGCTGGTGGTGCACATGGACAAGCGACCGTCTCCCGGAAGGCGTTGAACTCACAGAAGAGGCCGCGCGGAAAGCGTGCCAGAACGACTTCGAAGCACGAATCCGCTCTGTTTTGATCCAACCTGAAGGCGACGCCGTCCTAGAAGAGGAAGCTGGGACCCTCGCGGATGCCAACTCAAAACAAAAGCCCCTCCCATGACAAGGGCGGTAGAGATGGAACTGCACACGCCGGCTGAAGCGTGCGAGCTGCTGAAATGCAGCGAGAAGGTCCTGCGCGCCTACGTCCAGGCTGGCGCGCTCTCCTACATTCTCAAGGGCAATGGCTTGAAGCGGCCAAGGCGGCTGTTCCATCCTGATGACCTAGCCGCCTTCATCTCGCGCCAGCGGAGGACCGCATGTCCGTCTACAAGCCGAAAGGCCGCGACTACTACGTCATCGACTTCAAATGTGGTGGCCGTCGATTTTGCATCAGTACCGAAACCACCACGAAACGTGCCGCCGAGTCGCAGCAGGTTACCGAGCGCGAAAAAGCAAAGCAGCTCATCGCCGCAGAGAAAGCAGCAGCAGCAGCCTTCCGAGGCGAGGCCCCGCTGACAATGACCGCAGCCGTCGCGCGATATTGGGAAGAATCCGGCAAGCGTCACGCCAACGCCGCGACGACTTGGACCGACCTCAACCGGGCCATGGCGCATTTCGGCGCGCAACGGCGGATCGACGATATCCGCGACACCGATATGGCCGACTTCGTTGCCAAGCGGCGCGGTCACCGCGTCAAAGATCGAAAGAAGACCCCATTCCTCCAGCCCTCGACCGTCAACCGCTCGACCGTGGATCTGATGCGCAAGCTCCTGACGCACGCCCGAAAGAAGTGGAAGATCGCCCTGCCCCATGAGCCCGAATGGAAAGAGCACCGGCTGCGGGAGGCCGGCGAGAAGGTCCGCGAGATGAAGGCTGGCGCGCAGGAGGACGGCATCGCCGAGGCGCTTGGGACTGGCTACCGCGACCTGTGGCGCTTCGCCTTGGCGAGCGGCCTGCGCCTTGCCGAGTGCTTCCTGAGCTGGGATCAGATCGATTGGGAAGCCGAGACCGTCACCGTCACGCAGAAAGGTGACCGGACGCACACGATACCGCTGACGCGAGCCATGCGTGCGATCATCTCAAGCTGCCGAGGGCAGCACGACGTGTTCGTGTTCTGCTACACCGCGCAGCGGACGCGGGGCGAGAAGGAAGCCTTGCGCGAGCGCGGCAAGCGCTACCCGGTCACCTATGAGGGCATGAAGACGGAATGGCGCCGGAAGGTGAAGACCGATCTCGACCTCGATCTGCGCTTCCATGACATGCGCCACACCCGCGCGACCAGGACGCTGCGCGAGACCGGAAACCTCAAGGTCGTGCAGCGCCTGCTGGGCCATTCCGACATATCGACCACGTCGAATTACTACGCTCACGTGACCATGGACGATGTGCGCGCCGCGCTCGATGGCGACACAGAATCCCGACAAAAGTCCCGACGCGCTACCAAGCGCACCACGTAA